CTACTTGGACTGGGCTGGCCTTGCGGTCGCCGTAACAACAATCGTCACCGCATTCGCTGGTGCAATCCGATGGTTAGTAAAACACTACCTAGCAGAACTAAAGCCAAATGGCGGATCAAGTATCCGTGACAAGGTTGATAGGCTAGAGGCAAAGGTTGACAAACTATACGAGTTTCTGATTCAGAAGTGACTTACCCAAACTGGTTTGCTTCTTACGCAATAGCGTATTTCGATAAACATTTAACAAAGTTTAAGAACAAAGAAGATTTACGCTTCTTGCAAGTTGGTGCCTTCACAGGTGATGCCAGCCTATGGCTGATGCAGAACATCCTGACTGAGAAAAGTTCAGTCCTTGTGGATGTGGATACTTGGCAGGGATCTGATGAAGAAGCTCATCATAAAATGGATTTTCTTGATGTCGAAAAGACCTATGACTGGAAACTCAAAGATTACCCACGAGTAATAAAGGTTAAGTCAACCAGCCTAGAGTTCTATGCCCGACTACCCAAAGAAGAGCTTTATGACTTCATCTATATTGATGGAGACCATACAGCCCAAGGAGTCTGGCACGATGCCAGCCTTGGCTGGAAGGCCCTTAAAAGGGGCGGAGTCATGGCCTTTGATGATTACCTATGGGGATCTGAATTACCCTTTGAAAAGCGGCCACAGCCGGCTATAGACCTATTTCTGACCCTGCTCAAGGAGCAGATCGAACTACTAGATACAGGATCCCAAATATGGATAAGGAAGCGATAGATGAAACCTGTTGTAAAGACGGCGACACCTGCTGCCAGATCGCTGCTGAAGCAAGCGACAAAGCTGTGGCCAAAGAGGGCGAAAGCCAGCGATGGATTACTGCCTTCGGCTGCACATCTTGCGGCAAGTCCTAACTCTGACCACAACACAGGACACGCAGTCGATCTAACCCACGACCCAAAGTCTGGAGTAGACTGTCATGAACTGTTTCAGAAGTTTAAGGAGGACAAGAGGGTTGCCTACTTAATCTTCGATAGCAAGATCTGGTCTCGTGCCAGAGCAAGTGAGGGAGACCGCCGGTATACCGGATCGAACCCACACTCAAAACATATCCATGTATCCATCGATCCAAAGCATGACAAAGATACAAGCTCTTGGTTCTCTTGGAAAAAGAAACCGGTGTTCACTTCGCCGGATGCTGTTATTCAAAGTCTGAAGAACCGCAACCCACAGAAGTGTGAAGTACCAAGTCCAAAGGAGGACTAAATGGAAAAGATCAAATCATTCATCCACCGCAATCCTGCTAGAGTTGCAGCGTTTGTATCTTCAGCAGTTGCTTTGGTTGTCAGCTACATCTCCCCAGATATCCCAGTAGAGCAAGCAGTTATTTTTATCTTGTCTTCATTGGGTCTAGGTGAGTATGCACAGCGTGTAGAAAACGATAAGACAGAAGCAGCTCTCTGGACTGATCCAGAAGAAGTTGATGGAGAGTAACTAACTCTTACAAGAATTGGGCCACCTTCGGGTGGCCCTCTTTTTTGTTGCCTAAAAACTACACCGGCAGGAGAGCTTTAAGAAATGCCCCCCTACCCCCCATAAAAAACTTATGGTTGGTCAGGTGCTACACCGTATAGTGTCGCCTTGAAGTTTCTGCCCCACCCCCGAAGGGGTAGGCAAACAATATCACGACACACCGAAATCCCACACTTTGTCAGACCCTTGTGCCACACTTATTCCATGAGTGAAAAACTTATCGAGGTCAACAACATTTATGCACAGATGTCTGAATTGTCTGAGACCTCGTTCCGCCCTCATCCTTGGGTTATGGGGTTTTCCTATGGCAGGGATGGTGGTATATCTATCTGGTGGGATCACGCATACGAGTCCAGCCAGTACCTATTGGGCAAGCTCGATCTTGTTGATTGGTTCCATGAGGGGTTCCTTATTGCCGATCGAATGGTTACGCTTGTGCCACTACCGCAAGAAAAAAATCTAACTCTTCCGGGAACAATGATTGTATGGAGACCTATTGATGGAGAAGCGAAGATCTCTAAACTGGTAGAGTACTACATCGAAGGAATACAAAATGTTACTTAAAGATTTTTATATCGATAAGTTTTGCAAGAAGATTTTAGAAGCAGAACCACTACCTGATACTGAATACAAACAAGGTTTGGTTGATGGACTTGAATATGCAATAACCGTTTTACAGAAAGAAAGGTCACAGGATGGGCAAGCCCAAGAAAGGCAAGGGTAGTGGTGTTAGAAATACGAACCGGCGAAACGGTAAAGCCTTCAAACAAAATCCAAGAAAGCCAAAGTCAAAGGGCAATAGTGTTAATGGCAGGTCTCCTGCAAATCACGAAAAGAGAGAAGCTTGGAAGAAGTGGAAAGCAAATCTTCCAGAAGATACTAAGGTTCCTCATTGGAAGGAGTGGAAAGTAGATGCCGCATAGCAGTAAAGAAACACTCACTATTGGTTGGTGTGATAACGGCTTGACTGATGGAAAGTTTACCGAAGGTATTCTTTACACAACTATCTCAGCTCCAAAGCATGGGATCTATGTGAACAATGCCATTCGTGTCCAAGGCAATCAGATTGCTAGACAGCGTATGGATCTTCTTGAACTTTGGTATGACCATGTAGGAACAGACTGGCTACTCTGGGTAGATTCTGATGTAGTTTTAACAGCAGATATTCTAAAGAAACTTTGGGATGCTGCTGACAAGATGGCACGACCTGTCGTAACTGGGGTGTACTTTGTATCCAAAGCAATGGAAGGAACATTGATGACCCCGATGCCAGCACTATTTATGGATCACGAGAGTGAAGAGTATTTGATGAACTTCATTCATCCGCTACCATACGATCAGCTAATCCAAGTTGATAGTGCAGGAATGGGATTAGTTTTAATGCATAAGTCAATCGTTCCAGTACTTCGTAAGAAGTTTCCGGATCAATCTTTCTTTGCTGAGAAGGATCTCGGTAAAGATAAGTTTGTTGGAGAGGATATAATTTTCTTCCGCAAACTAAAGTCAGCCGGTATAAAAGTCTTTGCACACACCGGTGCATTGGCTCAACATATGAAGCGATTTAGTTTCGATGTCGCTTACTATGGTTTATATTGGAAAGAGTATGAAAGACAGATGCAGTTAAAAGCGGAGCAAGAACAAGCAGAAGCGGAAGTAACAGATGCAGGAAATTAAAGATGTTCTGATTGATGTCCTCAAGAAGAAAGATGCTTCACGAGGTCGATCAATGCAGACACAGGTTGGGCCATCAGAACTTGGTGGATGCCCACGCAAGGTTTGGTACAGACTAAATCAACAGCCTGAAACCAATAACAACGAGCTGAAACTTGCAGCCATTATGGGTACAGCAATTCACGGTGCAATAGAATCTGCACTAGAATTGGTCGATCCAAAGCAAGAAGAATATCTCGTTGAGCAAGAGGTCGAAGCTTATGGAATCAAAGCCCATGTCGATCTCTTTGTCAGATCTACCGGTGCAGTTGTGGACTGGAAGAGTGTTAAGACAAAGAACCTTAACTACTTTCCATCGAAGCAACAGCGTTGGCAAGTCCAAGTCTACGGACTTCTTCTATCGGAGAATGGCTTCGATGTGAAGACAGTTAATCTTGTGGCAATCCCACGAGATGGGGATGAAAGAGATATCAAAGTTCACTCAGAACTATTTGATAGATCCATTGCTGAGGAAGCACTTGAGTGGTTGCAAGCAATTAAGAACTCTTCCGAAGCACCAGCCCCGGGCAAGGATGCTAGTTACTGCCAGTTCTACTGCAAGTACTACGATGCAAGCGGTGAGTTGGGATGTGCTGGTCTAAAAAAAGGTGGAATAACACCTTCGGAGATTCTTCTTGATGATCCGCAGGTGGACATGAATGCCTTGGAATATCTACAACTGAATAACGAACTGAAAAAACTAGAAGCAAAGTCCGATGCACTAAAAGCTTCATTCGAAGGAGTCTTCGGTAGAACAATGTCTGGCGTAGAAATTAGTTGGACAACTGTTGCACCTCGTCAAACCATTGACGAAGATGAAGTGAAAGCAAAGCTCGGCTTTGTACCCAAGAAATCAACCGGCAAAGAATCAGTCCGGTTGTCAATCAAACACACGGAGGAAAAGTAAGATGGCTGAACTCGGTTTTCAGGTATCAACAAAGACTGCCGATGGCACGATCTTTGTTATCGCTGATGCAACCTATGCTGGCTTCACTCAGAAATTGTCTGAAGCCTTAGATCCAAGTGGTGCTGAGGCACTACTACAAAGTATGGCAACTGCTTTTGCAGGACAGCCAATGTCTACCCAACAGATTGCGAATGCTCTGGGTGGAACTGTTATCTCTTCTGATAAGTGGGGAGGCTCTGCACCTGTTGCACAGCAACCTGCTGGTCAGGTCTGTAAGCATGGAGAGCCAGCAAAGTTAGTACCTGCTGGTGTATCTAAAGCATCAGGAAAGCCTTATCGTGCTTTCTATGCTTGCCAAAGACCACAAGGCCAGCAATGCGACTTCAGAGCGAACGCTTCCTAGCTCAGTTGGTGGAGCCGGGTACCCCAAGGTATCCGGCTTACACCGGCAAAGAAGCTTGTGCATCTGTCGGATCAGAAATGTTCTGTACAGACGAGAAGGACTTTAGCCACTACGAGGTTCTGCGAGGAATCTGTATGCAATGTCCTCTACTAAAAGATTGTTTCAACTGGGCATTACACAATGAAGACTTCCACTATTGGGGAGGTTCTTCTGCTAATGACAGAAAACAAATACGACATATTTATAGAATCGAACGAAAGCGAAGCGTTGCTGCATAATGTTGAACCTACTGCAAGCAGTTCACAGTACAAGCTCATCAGCGAAACCATTGCCCGATGTGTGGGAATCATTGAAGCACAATGGGATGAGGTTCCGTCAATCACAACTATGCCTAATCGCTGGGCAACCCAACTCCGGTAAGAGTCTTATGGCTTTGGTATATGCACTTAAGAGTGGTGTACCAACTCTGTACTTCTCTGCCGACACGGATCCAATCACACAGATGTTTCGTACTGTTGCTGCTTTAAGTGGGATTCCACAACAACAAGTGGAGACCTATCTCGATCAGGACTCACACTATTTCGACCCGATGTTGTCTGAGAAAGGCTCACATATCAAGTGGGTCTTTGATCCGTCACCAGATATAGACAGCATCGAACTCGAGATCCTCGCTTATGGCGAGGTGTATGGCATGGCACCGGCACTTGTCGTAATAGATAACTTAATGAATTGCGTGTCCGTTACAGGGGAAGAATGGTCAGGCATAAGGGCGATCATGTCCGAACTTCATCATGTTGCTAGAAAGACAGGTGCCTGTGTCCTTGCTCTTACACATATGAGTGAGCAAAGAGATTACGAGGCAGATAAACCAGCACCACGCCGAGCCATACTTGGCAAGGCATCACAACTTCCTTCGATGATTCTATCGATTGCAATGAATCCAGAATATGGAGAGTTCAGAGTAGCTGCTGTGAAGAACCGATTCGGTGAACACTCAGCAGATGGCAGTAAGTATTCGACTCTTCTTATCGATCCATCGAGAGTGCAGATAGCAGACCCTACTTCACAGGGTAGAGCAGATGTTAGACCGGGGGTGACACATCTTGGATACGACTACATCACGAGCCAACAAACGCAAAGGTACGCAATGGGAGACTGATCTCGTTGAGTACTTTAGATCTAAAGAACTAATCTCGGAGAGATTAAGACTTTCCGGAACATATGACGAAGGTGATCTATGGTTTCTAAGTAAACAGGTCTACTTCGTAGTAGAAGCAAAGAACGAAAAAGGTTTCAAGCCCGGGCCTTGGATGCAAGAAGCGGTGCTTGAAAGGGATAACTGGAGGAAGCGAAGAAAGAACTTTGGTCGAGTTATTCCACTTGTCATTGCCAAGCGTAGGCAAAGCAATGTCAGTAAAGCATTTGTCATTATCCAACTAGACGAGTTTATGGAGTTAGTAAATGAATGAAACATTAGCGTTAGTCCTGTCTGTTACAGCAGGTGTTGCCCTTTATCACTTCCTTGAGTGGGGTTATTACAAGATTGAAGATAAGTTCTATGAGTGGAAACACGCAGAAGAAATCGAGAAGTTTGACATCTATATCAAGAGCCTAGAAAAGGCAGCCAAGGCTCCTGCAAAGAAGACTACAGCTAAGAAAAGATAGTCATGGCGGCCGATCCAGAACTACTCAAAGCCGTAATTAGACACTACGGTGGAGAGACAAGAGACGGCTATTCAAGAGCAGTCCGGTGTTGTTTTCACGATGACACAAGGCGATCTGCGGTGATGTCTACCGATGGAGAGAAGGCCGGACTGTACTTCTGCCATACCTGCGGTATTGGTGGAGATGCATATTCATTACTAATGTGGAAAGAGGGAGTTGATTTTCGTGTTGCTATCGATAGAGCGGCTGACATTGCTAAACGATCTGGCTACGACTTATCACAAAAAGATAAGCGAAGAGACGGTGGCTTACTTACAGGGTCGAGGGTTCAGCAAAGAGCTGGCAGAGGAACATCTACTCGGAACCGTACCAGTAGATTGTGACCCTAGCCATGTGCAATTTATCGGTTGGCTATCCATCCCATACAGAGTTGTCAATGGGGTGGCAGGATTCAAGTTCCGAAGAGTCGATGGATCTCCGGGCCCTAAATACATGGCTCCAATGCATCAGCCAGCAAGACTCTTCAATGCAGTCGATCTACAGAAACCTTCAGATGTTGTTGCAATCTGCGAGGGAGAACTCGATGCAGTTGTTGCCAGCCAACTGTTGCCTTCAGTTGGAGTACCGGGTGTCAAAGCTTGGAGACCACATTTCAACAGACTTTTCGGAGGATATAAACGAGTACTTGTACTTGCAGATAATGACGAGGGAAAGAAAGATGGTAGCAATCCGGGTATGGAACTCGCCGAGAAGGTCTTACAAGAAATAGAACACGCTGAGTTGATACCATTACCACAAGGATCTGATGTTAACTCTGTTGTATTAGAAGAAAGTTTAGAAGGACTACGAAAGAGGTTGGGTTTAGATGAGTAACAGCGGATATGAGGATAACCTTGGAAGACGAGCAGACGATTCAGAATTTAAGAATATTGTTAGAAAGTCATGGCCTAAAGATACTCGAGGTAAGAAATCTACCTTCGGGCCTAGAGATGAGAGTTCTAGTTCCTCCGATCCAGAGATGAACCAGTTTGTTACTGATGTCTGGGATATCATCGATGAGCTTGGCAATCTTCTGATAAGTAAGCAAAGGGATTACGGCCCCGGCAATATCAACAATGCATTCGGTGGCCCAATGAATGGATTACTTGTCCGTATGGGTGACAAGTTTGAACGACTTAAGAATCTATTTATGTTCGGTAGTGGTAAGCCACAACACGAACCAATCGAAGATTCATTCAAGGATCTAGCTAACTACGCCATCATTGCCATGATGGTTCAGCGTGGAAAGTGGCCGAAGAATAAACTATGAAGAAGTTATTCTTTTTTTTAATTCCAATTCTTGTAATTACAGCATTGTATTTCGTTGTTCGATTCGTCATTGATGCCATCATAGAGATGGATGATGAGGGTAGTTTCGGTGAGTGAACGAGCCAAAGAACATCTCAATGACCTAATCAACATATCCTCAACAACCATCTATCGAAGGTTTATCGGGTATGTGGAGTACAAGGATCTAGTACAAGAGTTGAACATCTATGTGCTTCAACGACCGAAGCTTGAAGAAGATCTTGACCAGTCATACACAGTCTCGAAGGATGAGACCAAGTGGGTAGCTCGAAAGATTATGGCTCGGTTCCGCCGGCATATAGAAAAGTATTCTCGTAAGGAGAAAGCAGCAAAGGTTGGCTACTCAACTGGCGATGAATTCTTCTACGACACAGGAACTATTGCATCTATCTTGCCGATTGCGTTGCAGTTTGAAACACAAGGAGTAACGCTGATCGACAAGGTAGATGATGGACAACCTAAGAGATCACCAGCACCTAATGAAGGTGGCAACCTTCTTGCCATGGCTATCGATGTTAAGTCTGCTGTTGAACTTCTTGACAAAGATGAACAATACATAATCGATCTAAGATACGGAGCTTCCCCAATGACCTTATCTGATATAGCAAAAGAGTTAGGACTCTCTGATTCAACCGTAGATAGGAGAGTGCAAAAGATTTTACGGAAGATAATAGATCATCTCGGAGGGCCAACGCCATGGGCGTAAAGATAATCCTCGAGAGATACGAAGTTGTATTGGCTGTCAATACAGCAGTTGAAAGATATGTAAGCACGATGAAGAACCAACAGATGAGAGGGCTAGGTGATCTTGATCCATGGCAAAGAATTCTCTTGGATGTCGATGGTTGTGGTGCAGAGATAGCAGTTGCTAAGTATCTTGGAGTTTACTGGGGTGGTGCCTTCGGTCAAGGCGGTGTAGATATAGAACCCAACATAGATGTTAAATACACAAAACACGAGCAAGGTAGATTGCTTGTTAGACCTGAAGCTAAAGATGATATTAAGTTTGTTTTAGTTCGTGGTGGTATGCCGAACTATGAGTTAATCGGTTGGATCATGGGTGCAGATGCTAAGAATCCTGAGTGGTTAGATAAACCAGACTGGAAGCGGCCAGAAATCTA